TGGAGAAACTAAAGTCAGAAGCACCTACTTTTTGGGCTAAATTAGATGGCGATGTGAGAGATTATCTTGATAAGATTATCGAGGGGGAGGAACGTATTGAGGAAATCCATAATCAGATAAACGAACAGCTTACACAAACCACATTCGATGGTGTGTACAGTAATTTCATAGATACCCTTATGGACATGAAAGCGTCGTCCAAAGATGCAGCCGAGGATGTTTCGGAATACTTCATGCAAGCTATGCTCTCCGAGCAGATAGGCACACTTTATCAGGACAAGCTAAAGAAGTGGTATGAGAAGTTTGCAAAGGGTATGGAGGATGGTTCTTTGACGGAATCCGAAAGAAATGCGTTGAACAGCGAGTATATGGGCTACATTGAAGAAGCGATGAAGCTCCGTGACGAGCTTGCCGCAGCCACCGGATATGACAAGATTTCGCAAGAATCAACATCCCAGCTTTCAACTTCCAGAGGGTTCGGTACTGAAATGACACATGAAGATGCAGGAGAATTAAGCGGTAGGTTTACAGCATTGCAGATTGCAGGAGAAGAGATAAAGAATCAATCTACCATTCAATCTCAATCACTTAATCTACTAACAGTAAAAGCAGATGCTCTACTTTCCATAAATACGGAAACAAGAAATATTGCTGATGATACGCGGGATTTGATAGCGCAATCCTATCTTGAATTGGTACAGATTTCAGAAAATACAGGGGCAATCGTCAAACCTATTCAACAGATGCAAAGAGATATAGCAGAAGTTAAAAAGAATACAGCAAAATTATAGTCTATGAATGAATTATTAATTAATGGCGAAAACGCTTATACAACATGGGGTGTGAGAATGGGAGATGGGTTTCTTGATGTACTTGGTGCATCATCACCCATGAAAGAATTTATAGAGAATAAGTCCCGGTTAGAACATGGAAAACGTGTGATAATCAATAATCCTAAAGTCGATGAGAGGGAAATAACACTTTCTTTTACAATTGAAGGAAATTCCCAGTCCGATTATCAATCAAAGAAAAAAGCTTTCTTCGATGAGCTTTATAAAGGCAAGATTGATATTCAAATCCCGGCTAATAGTAGCGAAGTTTACCATCTTATTTATACTGGCAAGAGTGTCACTTACGCACAGAGTTTAGACCGAACTTTCGGAAAAATTTCAGCCAAGTTCAACGAACCGAATCCGGCAAACAGAAATTAAATTCCAACAATAGAGAGATTGTTGCGTATATGAGTGCTCAAAATTGGGCACTCTTTTTTTTATCTCCGAACTTTGAAGACGTGGAACAAATCGACATCAAAGACATATCCGGTGCTATCCTGCTTACTACCCTTCCCAATGAAGGCTGCAAGCGTAAGTTTACTCTTATGAAGGAGGACTACATCACGTTAAAGTTCTCCTTGGAGAGTCCTATATTCTTCAAACTTGGTTCATGCGTGGAGTGCGACTTCGGGCTGTTCGAGGTGTGCGACTTGCAGAAGCCAGTATTCAATACCGATAACGCAGGCTACGACTATGAGTTGCAGCTTGACGCCCACTACTGGAAATGGAAAAACAAAATCTTTAAATATACCCCCGAAGTGGCCGGGCAGGAAGCGTCCTGGAATCTCACCGCTTCACTTGATGTCCAAGCCGGTATAGTCCTTAGAAATTTAAAAGCTCTTGGTTACAAATACAAAGGACAGGATTTTGTTTTCTCTATTGACGGTACGGTAGAAAATAAGGCTCAGTTGATGAGTTACGACAACGTCAACATCCTTGACGCATGCTTCTCTATGGCGAAGAAATGGGATTGCGAGTGCTGGATAACCGAGAACATTATCCATTTCGGAAGGTGCGAGTTTGGCGATGCCGTTAACTTTGAGATAGGAAAGAATGTGGATAAGATGTCACGTTCCGACTCACAATCAACCTACGCAACGAGAATCTATGCTTTCGGTTCTACAAGAAACATCCCGGCAAACTACCGCCCGGTTGATGAGTCGGTGGTAGTCAATGGCGTGGTTCAAAGAAGGCTCATGCTTCCTTCCGGCATTCCGTATATTGACGCCTATCCTAACATGACTACCGAGGAAGCCGTCGAGCAGGTGGTTGTCTTTGATAGCATCTACCCTAGACGTACAGGAACGATTACAGCAGTCTCCAGCTATGAAGATACGGTTGACAATGAAGATGGGACCGAGACTACAGAAACATTCTACAGGTTTACTGACACAGGTATCAATTTCTCGTATGATTACGTACTTGAAGGTGAAGAACTCCATGTAGTGTTTCAATCAGGAAGCCTTAACGGAATGGACTTTGCCGTCAAATTCAATCCGCTTGAAAAGGGAGAAAAGAATGAGGACGGTACATGGAATGTGGATGCGCAGTTATGGGAGATTGTCGCCAATGAAGACTACGGGCGCAAACTTCCGGACAATGTGGTCAAGCCTAAAGCAGGTGACACTTATGTATTATACGGATGGGACAGTACGAAGATAGCCGAATTAGGACTTGTATCTACCGCCGAACAGGAATTGAAAACTGAAGCTGAAAAGCATGTTGAAAAGTCCAGAATGGACCCGAGTACTTATGGCTGCACGATGATGTCGGATGTCGCATACAGTGAGGACGGAGTGCACAATCTCTACAGCATCGGTCAAAAGGTCAATCTTATCAACAAGGCCTATTTCGAGAACGGAAGGCAGTCAAGGATTATCGGATTTGAATTCAACCTTGACCTGCCTTATGATTCCCCTATATATACTGTCGGGGAAACCGCTGCTTATTCACGTATCGGGGAACTGGAAAGCAAAATAGAGAGCATTACCTTGAAAGGGCAGCTTTACAACCAGTCCTCTTTGGATTCCATTGTCAAGAAACTTTCAAACAGCGTTACAAGCCAGGAAACAAGTGGGAACATACAGGTAACTACTGCCAGTGTCGGCTATTACAAACAAGGCGATGTAATCATGAAAGGGACAAGCTGGGAGAATATCATTAGAAATATGCTGTTTAAAGAACAAGGCGCGGAACTGAAAAGCAAACTTTCTACGGCTAACGATATGGAGTTCGGCTCTAATAAAGGTAAAATAACGTATGAAGCGGCAAAAAACGGGAATGGGGATATAACCAAGGCTTTTTTTGATAACAAGGAAGAGAATCTGCTTGTATTCGGAGCTGAAATGAATGGGGTAAGGACGGCTGTCAGGGAGTTGTCAGGCGTGTATACGGAAAACGAATCATACCTTGCCTCCGTATCATTTTCCCAAAATGGAAGTCTTCCTGCTGTAACACTTACCGACAAAATCAGCGTAAACGTGCGTCGCAAATGGTTTGCCGGAGTGGTGGATTCTATTCCCACAACCTCAGCGCAAGTCAGAGGGTTGTCATCAAGCGGCATGTACACCGGCTCCGGCAGCTACAAGTTCAGTGCCGGCCGGTGGAAGACAATCGTAATCTGCATACCTGAGGGAACCGTGAGCGAGCTCACCCTGACCGCATATCCCGGTAATTTTATCGAAGACACCGGAGTGTGCAGCGGCCCCACTTCCATCTCTGTGGAAGGCGCTAACGGAAGCCAGGCAACGGATTACCGCATGTGGGTGATACGGACCGACGGCACGAACGATGCCGATACATTCACATTCAAAACGAGTTGACATGGTAAAGATAAACGGAAGCAGCTTCGCGCTGCAATACAAGAGGACAACGTACCGGCCTATCGACAGCTCGTCTGTATTCGATACCATAGAGGACGCACGCGTATACGCGAGGAACACCGACGCCGAAGCCTATTTCCCCTATGCGGGACAGCTCGTGTCGACCCTTGAGAACGGGGGTGCCGTCTACAAGCTGTCGAAGGACGACAGCATACCGGAGACCGACGGGAAGAGGCACTTCAAGCTTGACCCTATAGGCAGCAAGAACGACAACGACGACCGCTACGTGCGCAAGGACATCGCCGAGACCATCGAGAAACTGATGACCTTCATCGAGGGCATCAACGTGAAGGGCACGGCAACGCTGAACGAAATCATGCTGCTGAAAGACCTCGTGTCGGAGAACTTCTCAGCCGGAGGCTCAGGTTTCGGCATCTACCGGGACGCGGACGGCAACTACCATCTCGACATCGACTTTGTGGACATCCGGAAGAAGCTGAGCGTGGAGGACATCCAGGTGCAGCAGTCCACCTATGTCGGGGGCAGGCAGTACAATACCGGCGGCGGCATCATCTGCAACCGCGTGGAGGACAAGGGCACATACTGGCGCTGCTATTTCAAGACCACTGATTCGGAGGGGCGTACCGTGTACAACACCTTCCAGGAGGATGACCAGGCCATCTGCGAGACGTTCAACCTGAAATCGGGCAACCACTACTACTGGCGGCTCGTGACGGGTACGGGAGACGACTACATAGACCTCTCCAAGGACGACTGTGCATCGGGCAGCGACATCCCGCTTGCCGGAGACAGCATCGTGCAGCTCGGCAACCGGACGGACACGGGCCGACAGGGTGCCATTGTATGGGACAGCGTTACCGCCGGAGGGCCTTATGTGCGCATATACAATGGGATAAACTCGTACACGATGCCCGAACCGTTGATTGACTTCAATACGGTGCTCAGCGAGATTACCGCCAGGTTTATCAACCAGGCCACGGGTAAGGACATGGACAAGACCCTTGACGACATGCAGGTAAATCTCGACATTATCAAGCAGCAGACGGACAAGGAGTACACGATGTGGTTCTATGACTATGAGCCTACATTGAGTAACATTCCCGCTTCGGAATGGACGACTGCGGAGCTGAAGGCCATGCACGACCAGGACCTGTTCTACAACACCGCTACCGGGCAGGGCTACCGGTTCGAGTCGGGTGCTTGGGAAGAAATCACCGACCATTTGACACTGAAAGCCCTTGAGGATGCCGCCAGAGCCCAGGACACCGCGGACAGCAAGCGGCGTATATTTGCCCAGCAGCCCACTGTGGCAGATGCCTACGACGTGGGAGACATGTGGGTGAACGCGACGTACAATGACGGCACCACTATTTACAAGAATGATGCTCTCGTATGCAAGACTGCGAAGGCGGCAGGAGCAGCATTCAGCATCAGCCATTGGAAACCTTCTTCCACGGCAACTACTGCCTATATCGAGAACCTGGGGGACCGCATCACGGTTGCGGTGACGGATTCGGAAAATGGCATTGCCGAGGCTACGAGGCTTGCCAACCAG